AGAAGCCTTCAAATGCGTTAGCTGCTTCATTCACAGTTAGAGTTTCACTTCCCTGTTCGGGAGTCGTGGTTTGCTCTTCCATTTTATTTCCTTTTTATTTGCTAGTTAGGTACTAGCAACCAAGTAGCCTAATGGCTAAATTTTCCAACGAGCATCTTCAATCTTGCTAGAGTCAACAATAGACTGAAGGTGTGCTAGTAATTCTTTAGTTGTCTTAATTCTTTGATAAGCTCTTTCTCTAACCTCAACCTCATCATCGTTAGAGTAAGTAATGACATTTAAATGATCTTGAATGATAGTATCAATGACTTCTTGAAAAGACTCATTTTTTAATATATCTGCAATTTCTTGTTTTCTTATCATTGCAATTGACTAATATTTTTAATTTTATCTAATGCATTAATAAGTTCTTTAGATTCGGTAATGCGTGTTTTATCGCTTTCTGTTTTAGCTTTTTGCATTAACTCTAATTCTTTTAATGCCATTTCTTTTTCAAATTGAATTTGTTTTTGTTGCAATTCTAACTGATCTTTTGCAGCTTTTAATTCCATCTGCTCACGATCCATTTGTAATTTTGCAGCATCTGTTTGTGCTTTTAATTGTGCTTTTTCACGTTCTACTTGTGCAAGTATTTGTGCAGCCTGTGTATTAGGATCAGATTGTTGAGATTGCGCTTGTTGTTGTGCTAGTTGTTGTGCTTGTTCTTCTGTAACTTCCATGAGGAACTGGCTATCATCTTTAAATCCTGCCATATTCACAAACTTGGCTAGTGTATCTCGGTATTGTTTTAAATTAACAAGAGGATTACTTAATCCGTATGTTGTAAGCACTTGCTCTTGTTTATCTAAAATCATTTGCATAACGGCTAGTTGTTCTTGTTTAGAGCCAGTACCTAACCCAACATTAACAGTTATATTGTATTCCTCTTTCCATTCTCTTGGATTCATAGGAACATATTTATTATTAATTCTAATAATGCGTTCTTTTTGTTGGTACTTACATACAAGACCTAGAATACCTTTAAATAAAGATGACACGCCTGTGTCTGCAAAGATACGAGCAATAAGCTCTAGTTTACCTGCAGCTGCACTTGTCATTGCAGCAACTGCTGTAGCTGTTACATTTTGCAATACATCTGCATTTAGTCCTTGTTGTGCATCTGACACACCTGATCGTTTTGCCTGTACTTTATCTAAATACTCAAGCATTGGAAATGATTGTCCGGCATTAGATTGTACAGTCATAGGCACAATCGCATTAGGATTTTTCATACGAATTACACCACCTGCGGTAGATGTTAGCAAGTCATCTAAATTGACTTGTCCCTCTACTGCTCCTACACGATAGTTATTAGTTAAGTATAAGTTATCTAACATTTGACGTGTAATAGTTGACTTAATAAGTTGCAAGTCCATAGCACGGTCTGCTAGTGAATGACCATAAAATTTGTGTGGAATTGGAATTGGGCAAATACTGTGGAATGGTATATAGTCACATTCCTCGTTATGAAGTATTTGATTGTTTGAATAACAAACTCTACGAAGTTCTGCCACACCATCGCCATCATAGTCTGCTTTAATATAGCACTCATAGTATTCAACTAACTGCATGGACTCGTCATTGGAATCCATGTCAGTCGGTTGTTCACCTCGTGTGTATCGTGCTATTCTTTCAGGACTAAATTCTAGTGCATCACCGGTAGATAAAGACATAACGGTATCTTCATCGTAGCCCATTGCAATAAGATCAGAACGAGTTAACATTTTACGGTGTGCAACAAAATTAGCATCAGCAATGGTTCTTGCTCGTTTACTAATTAAAAATTCTTCAGGTGGTATGTTTTCTACAACAACCTTACCTTTATCTCTTCTTCTTTTTAGTTTTACATCATGCATTGAAATAGCAGGTGATACTTCCATGCCTGCCATGTCATCAAAAACTGCTTCTTGCACAATAGTAGAATCTTGCTCAATAATCTCTACTTCATCGTCTTGCATGATCATGGCTAATTCATCATCGTTCAAGCCATAATATTTTTCTACATTAACATCAACCTTGTCATCCCAATAGGCTTTGACAACGCCAACCTTTTGCAATAACGCATCTTTAAACCAATCGTGCATGATTTCAAAGCCGTTATTGTCTTTATAGAATATGTGGTTTACATAGACTGTTGCTTGTTCTGCAATAGGTGCATCGCCTTGATTAACAGGTTCAAACACAACTGCATCGTTAGATGATGTAAACACACGCATCAGTTGTGGTAATGCACCGTCAACAACTTCTGCTACTTCACCAGTAACAATCTGTGACTTACCTTCAACTTCGTTACCATAAGGCTCACGCATATAGTATTCAAGTGCTTGCTGTCTTTCATCTGTTGTTTCGGTTTCAAGATAACCAATAGCATCATCTATTTCGCCTTCTACAATGCTTAATAGTAGATTGTCATTCTTTTTTAATCGTTTAGCCATTTAAACTACCCATGAATTGTTTATATTTAGTGGTTTATTCCAATTGTCTGTGCCTTCATCCATGCCTACTGCTAAATAACGCATTGCATCGGCAAAATGTGATGTCCAATCATGCACAGGCTTGTCAAAAAACACATCCTGCTTCTCATTATAAGTTCTTCTGTAATTACGAAGTGCCGTTACTAGGTTTAATGTCTTATGATCAAACCAACAGCGTGGTAAAATTCGTCTAACTGCTTGTATACCATCATCTACAGGTAGCTTTGTCACTACCTCACATTGTAAACCAAGCTCATTAAGTGTTTCTAGCCTAGATTTACCTGTTCCCAACTCTCTTACTTGCACATCATGTGGTAATAAGTGAGTTGCATCCTTATAGCCTTGATCACGAATCCAATTAACATAGTGTGATAGACCTTTACCATGATTTTCATGGCAATCTATGATTCTAATCTCTTTGCCTACAAGTTGGCATACAATAATTGCAGTAGAATCACCTACACCAAGATCCCAAGCAGTATATGTTCGTGCTAAATCATCGTATGGCACTTCCGTCATACGACCTTTACCTTCTAATTCGTTAATATCTGATCCATAATAAGCACCTTCTACAGGAGCATGAAAGGAGCATTCAAATTCTTGATCATACTTATCTGTGCCCATTTCTTTTTTAGCCGATTCTAGCTCATACTCGTCTAAAATCTTGGTTTCTGATGCTTTAAACTCTAGTAGCTTCCAACCTACCTCACCTGACATGGCTTTATCACGCAATGTTTTGAAGTGATTAGAACCCTTAGGTGTACCAATGAACATTACCCAACCTTTACGATCAGCAATGCATGGTCGTACAATCTCGGTAAACAGATTAGGGTTAATATCTGCAATCTCGTCAATAATAACGCCATCCATATAGATACCACGAAGTGCATCAATAGAGTCTGCACCGTAAAGTGATATTCTACGATCCATAAAGTCTACACGCAATTCTGCAATATTTGCCTTTGCATCCAATGGTCTTGTGTATTCTGTCAGATAATCCCAAGCTACTCTTTTAGCCTGTGCGTAAGTTGGTGCAATGTAACCAAATCTAGGTTTGGGTTTATCGCACATTAATGCACTATGGATTAATTGTGTTATAGCCGATACGGTTTTGCCCATCCTACGATGTGCTACCACCACAGTAAAACGATTACCATCCACGCTTTCGTGGATCATTTCTTGTGGCTTTCTAGGTCTGTAACCTATATCAACAGTTTCCTCTTGGAAGTCCTGTTCTGCAAGATTATTCATCTTTTGGTTTGTTGAGTCCTATTCCTGTAATAACATTTATTGATAATGGTGCATCTACATTACCCTCAATTTCTGTTGATGACAAGTCAGGTAATGATTTTTTAAGTAAAATCTCAATAGCTTTTAGCCTTGCCGGTGACAGATCTTCTGTTACACCAATAGCACAATTTTGTAAGACATTGATCAGTTGTGATGCTTGGATTTTTGTCCTTACCTCATCTTGATGTCTTTTTTTTAATCTTGTTGCCATGATCTTTCCTTATTTGTTCCATTCGTTGTAACCTAGCTTCTCTAGACATATAAAACCATTGTTCTAAATCGTCATAAGTTCTATGACATGATATGCAAGTTGTTCCTTCCATACGACATACGCCTGTACAAGGCGAGTCCTCTAGCACTTCCATCTACGCATAGATGCTTTTGCTCTTTCTGCATTTTTACTTTTTTTCACAACCCCACCCATTCTAGCACAGAAAGATTTTTTTCTTGCTGCATCTTTTTTAGTTTTAGGGTTAGGTGCAGGTGGTTTAAGTTTGCTACCTGTAGCTCGGTTGTATTTTGCTCTACCTTTAGCAGTCAGTCCTGCACCACGCTTGGTTGATAGTTTTTCACCACGACCTACAGATAGCTTGACTGATTTTGCCATTAGTTTATACCTGTTTTTTCACAACGCTGTAAGCGTATACAACCAAGATCAATAATAAAGTAACTAAAATGATGTGTGTTCTTGCTATCATCCATTTTGCTATCTTCATAAAATTCAAATCCAAATTGTAAACCTGCGAAAAAATGCCATGACCACATAATTAATCCTTAGTAGCTATAATCATTCCCTTTTCTATTTTAACATTAGGGAATACTTTTTTAACGGTTGATAAATAGTCTTGTAATTTTTTATTTTGTTGGTATTGATCTGCACCTGTTACTTTACCTACGCCTGACTTGTTACCTTCGTAGACTGTGATATAAACTTTACCATTAGGTTTGATGTGTTTATAGGCAGTCTCTAGTGTTTTAATTTGATTTGCTTCATCAGGAATAACATTAAGTACATTACTAATGGTAGCAGTATCGGCAGTATTACGAGCCTCATTTAAAACCATTGTATTATGTTCGGCAGTCCTATTAAAAGGATCATACACTAAATTTTTCACATTCTTATCTGCTAAGAACTCAGTTGCATTATCAAACTTACCACCACCAACATCTAGGTTTACAGTACCTGAGTCCCAATCTAGTTTGTTAAAGACGGCAGGTAGCTTGTCTTTGTTAATACTTGTCTTAGCACTTGTGTATTGTTGATCTATTAAACCCTTAGGAGGTGTAAATGCTTCTGTGCTTCTATTGACCGTTTGAGCCTCATAATAAGGCATGATGTTATCTAGCCATTGTTGGTTAAATTCTTGTGTAGGGAATCCAAGATCAAATGCCCTATGGTCAACACTTATAGGTTTACCTAATAAACGCCTTTCGTTATAAAAATCTTGAAACATCTTATCGTAAGGTATAGGTACTTCTGTCTGACCTACGAGTAATCCACCTATGTTTGTATTGTAGGTTGGATGAGGAACTCTAGGGTTAGTAATAATTAATTTATTTGGGTCTATCTGTCCTATACGATAGCCTGTAGACAAGTCAGGTAGGTCTAACAAATTAGGGTCTGTGATACCTTTTTTAACAGGAGCAATATCAGGAAAGCCTTTATTCTGAAATTCTTTTAATTGGCTTACCCTAGTAAACTCATGCCTTAACGCACCTGCTTGATCAGTATTGTTAATTAACTGTGCTTCTGCAGCAGGATGGTTAAGTCCTTTCCATTCAGGTCTTGTCTTACGAACGGATTCATCAAATTCTTTAATATATTTCTTAGGAATATCTTGTGCCTTGATATCCTGAAATAGAGCATCACTTAACATCGTGTTATGCCCTAGTGAACCATGTCCTGCTGTTGTATATATTAGGTAAGGATCACGCCCTTCCTCTGTTATCTCTCTTGCTTTGTTAGCTATGGTAGTGACACGACCTTTTTCACTTGCCCATATGTCAGGGTTGTAGTCCATGAATCTACCACCACCTGTTAACTTCACAGGTTCAGGTAGCACCTTATTATTAATCTCTGTTAGGTAGCCTATGTTTGATCGATCACCTTTAGCACCAATACCTGTACCACCATAGAGGCGTTCAGGATTAATCAGAGGGACTGTTTTTTCATTCTCGAATGGCACAACCTTCGATGTCATAGTGTCATACGGTTGCTTTAATTTTGTACCACTAATTGGATGCCATAGTCCTAATGCTTCTGCCTCTGCCCTAGACATGGTCTTACCTATCAACCCACCTACCTTAGTGAGTGGACTAGCTAATTCTATAGCACCTTCAGGCGTAGTCACATATTGACCATACTCATCTAGTGCCTGAGATACTCTCTTATTACCTTCCTCGATGTCACCTCTAGTATAAGCAGTTATAGGTGCTTGCAGATCCTCTAAGTAGTCCCATATATTCTTACCTAGATTTTGAAAGCCTAAGCCTGTTAAGTAATCTGCCATGACTACTTCCTCTTATTCTTTTTCTTATTCTTTTTAGAGTTTGGAAATCCTGCCTTCATGTTAGCGTAATCTTTATCCGATATAGTGGACTTGCTCTTAGATCTACTAATGCCTTTTTTCTTACGAGCATTGATGTTGGCGTAAAGTCCTTTACCCATTATTTTCTCTTAAGTTTTTTCAAACCTATCTTCACTAAGGTTTTAGATTCAGTTTTATCTTTTTTAGGTTTCTTTGCGTTGTTAAGATAATCTGCAAACTGATTTAAATTCTGTTCAGTCATTGCCATTATTTTTTACCCCTTCCACCTTTACCTTTTTTCTTATAACCACATCCCATTTTATTCCTTTTTGTGTGTGTTAAATATTTGATTGAAAATAATTTTTGTTAACTAACTCTATGATCCTCTAAACTTATTAATTGTATTTTTTAACAATTGCATCATCTTAGATTTCTCTTGCAATTTATCTACATAAGATCCACTTAATCCACCTTGAGAAACATCATAATTTCTTTTCATGTCTTGAGATCTTGCAAATTGCTCAGGTAACATTTCTTGGAACATTTGATTTTCTTTATCAGTCATTTGACCTAACTTAAACATTTCAGATGCTCTTTGAATTTCTGCATCACTTACATTGCCGTAAGGTGAAATTCTAAAATTATCAACCGGTGCTTGATTATACATTCCTGATGGTAATCCATCTCTTAACATTTGTGCTTCTCTATCGGATATGCTAGATCCTGCGAGAGATCCAAGTAAGCCATTAATATTTCTAGATGGTTGTGCTTGTGCCGATAAAAGTGCTCTTTCACGATCTGAAATTTGAGATCCGGTCATACTTCTTATTTTGTCATTCATTAATTGTCTAGCTCTTTCAGACTGCATATAACTTACATTAGGATTTTGTAACCTTGCAGCTTCCATTTCAGTCATTTGAGATCCAGTCATGCCTAATATTCTATTAATGTCTTCACGAGTCATATACTGTGCCATAATTATTTCCAATCAATCTATAAAAAAAAGAGCCACTTCTCGGAGGATGAAATGGCTCTTAACGGAGGGTAAGAATATTGCAGACGCAACTTTCCTACAGGTTTATATTATACAGATACTTTTCCAGATTCCAGATACCTAAAACTTAATAATGTATTTTATTTTCAACTAACTTTAGCAAGTGATTCAAGGCTAATTCTAACTTCATCTCATAAGCTATTGGTTTTTTACTTCCAAGATAACGATAGTAGATGGCTGCTTTTTCCTGCGAATCCAAATCATCAATAGCCGTATCAATAATATCTACATTATTGGAGTTGGAACTCTCAATCATATCCTCAAAAGAATTATTACCACTAGAGACCAATCCAATAGATTTGCTAGGATAGCCTAACTTATGTGAATGAGATCTCATCCAATGAGACCAATCTTTAAGAATATCTTCTAATCTTGATAGTGATAACATGGTCTAGTGTACCTACGAATAAAAAAAAAGACCAATCTAGGTCTTAATTAATTGTATACTTTTAAAGTATAGACTTATTGCCTTACAGATCATGCAATGATGAAATCGTTCTCAACTCTCAAAGTTGCCAACCCTAGAGGGGGTTGTCAACCTCGCATCTTTCTCGCTTTCACATTGCCTGTAAAACAAGGTTAGATTTTATCATGTAGATTCCACATTCTAGATACCTGTATTAAATTATTTTTAATTATTTTCATTATGGGTGTTGCTTTTTTATATGAAAAGCCTATAATACCTATATAGACATTTAACTAAACGGAGGTAAAAATGGCTACATTAGACGCAACAACAGAACTAGCAACAATCCTAACTGCATGGCGTGAGGATATGCAGAATGACAATGATGCTGCAGAATTTTCTTCAGACATTTTTGATCCTATCAAAGAGTGTGACGAGTACCACGATTGGAGTGCCAAGCGTGATGCAGAAGCACTACACAATCAAATCCAAGATCAAATTTACATTAACGGAGGTAAATAATCATGGCAAACAATATACAATCGACAATCTATTTTAATAACTACACTACTAGGCTTAAAAATATGGATTGGTTCTATGAGTATTCAGATGACTTTCAAGTTTGGAATAGAGGTAAAACTGAACTTTTAGCTTTATACGAAATAGCTAGTAAGATAGATAAAAACTTTATCCATTGGAATCACTACTGTACTAACGATGAACTTAAACAAGGAGCTTATGCATAATGGAATATGTAGATATTAAATCAAACCAAGAAGCGTGGTATGAACGCTTCATTGAAGACTACATGGCAGACGGATGGTTAGAATCTTTAGCCGTTATCCTAGCCACTAGAAACTTTAACGAACTTTACAGTAACCTACCTGATGGAGGTAATTAAAATGAGCATTGATATTAGTAAAACTTATACTAGAGCATTTGGTAACGGATGGACTCAACCATTCAGAATAATTAGATTTGTTCGTGGATCTAATACTAGAGGTTACATTGAGGTTTATGAAAAATCTAGAAAAAGATGGAAAACTAAAACTCAAATTTATGACTTACCTGAAATTATTTTGGAGGACTTATCATGAACAAAGATATTACTGATATTGTTTGGACAGTTTCCAACATTTCAACATTAGCAGGAAAATTAGATTGTAGTTCTGATGACGGATATTTTATATCATGGGGAGTAGATGACGGTTATTGGTTACATTTAAAATTTGATAACAAAATGAAACCAAAAATTTATATTCGTGATGATATTGCACCGACCGACAAAATGTATGGAGTTATCGGATATTGCACATATCATGATATAGAAATTTCATATAGTTTTGATTTTTAATAAGGAGGAATATTATGCCTAGCAAAGCATTAGAAAATTATCTAGACAACATCATAGGTTCTGATCACAAGATCAAGCCTATGACTAACCGAGAAGCTAAAAAGCATCTCATCACTTACTACACCGACAAGGCTCAGGAAGATGCAGACAATGGCATCTATCCTGACCAAAAGCCTTTCACCGGTACGGACAAAATGGAGTTAAAAGTTTTGCACCGTAAAATTTTTGGGGAGGATATATCATGAAAAAAGATATTTTAACTCAAGGGTTACATTTACTTGAGAAACCAAAACGCTCTGTAATGTCTATGAATGATTTATCTGAAGCAGACCTTATAGAATATCAAAAATGGATTGTAGAAAAAGAATTAGAAACTTATAAACAATTAAAGAAGATGAAATTAAAAAATAAAATAGGGGGTAACCATGAAACGTACATCAAATAATTTTGTGACTAGGTTATGTAGGCTTAGCGAAGATCATGTTGATACTCTTAATAAGATTAGGGAAAGTGTTAGCTTTATAAACAAACAAGCTAATAGAAGACTTTTTAGGGTGGATGTAAAACCTCGTAAGCCTATTGATACCAATAAGGGTTACGGTTATGGTGGCAATGTTATTGGTGGACTTAACAATGCCGTATTTGTAGATGTTTATATTAGACCTATTAATGGCAATTATATAAATTGGAGGTAATCATGGCTTGGAAAATATGTTATATGGTTTCAGATGATATTGGAATGGTGAGAAAGTTTCATCATTTACGAGATGCAAAGGCTTGGATTGAAACTAGACCTGAATTGCATGTAGATCAAGTTAAGTATAAAATTCCTGATCCTATTGATTGGGATAATTATGAACCGGCTTTATTTTAACGGAGGTTATTATGAAACTAACTAAAGCACGAAGAGATTATAAATGTCATCAATGCAAATCTAAAATTTGTCGTGGTGATCATTATGTCAAAAAAACAATTAGCATTGGAAGTCCTAGTAAGGAAACTGTGGAAGATGGTATGCACATCATGCATGGTATCCGTATTGGGGTTGAATATTGTGTAACTTGTAACGGAGGATAAATCATGAAATTTGTAGAGATAGGTAATTTATCAGACACTACTAATGCAAAACTAGATTGGATCATTCACATTATGGAAACACGAGTGGTTCATAAAATGACACGAGGTGAAGATCCAAAGTTTGACACAAATGATTTTCAAGCCATGTCATGTGTTTTCAATGTTCCGAAATCAGAGTTAAGAAAAATTTTTAAAGCGTGTTGGTCTATTTGGACTAAACAAAAAACGGAGGATAAATCATGAGTTTTCTAGATGTAAAAATAATAAACGACAAAACCGTTAGGATTGAAATGGACGGTTGGAATATATTTATTGACGATGGCACAAACGAAAAACTTATCTATAGCGACAAGCCATGTTGGGTTGATGTGCCAAACGATTCTAAAATTAGTTTAATTACGGAGGATTAATCATGGATGACGATAGAAATTTTTATCAAGATTATTACGGTCAATTAAAAGGTTATAAAGTTAAATCTTTTGATGGCATGGTTGAGGATGACTTAGGTGGCAAACCTTTTCCACGCTTCACATTGACCAATGGCAAGAACGAGGTGCTACTAGAAGTTAGCCGAGACGAAGAGGGTAACGGTGGTGGCTTTTTATTTATATCTAATAAGGAAATTGATGATGAAGGCATTGAGTGAAATACAAAATAAATTAGAAGTTAAAAAAGATGGAAAGAATCCATTTAGTGGTTGGTCTTTCCGTAACATAGAATCCATCTTGGATAAACTAAAACCAATACTTAAAGAACATCCTGAAGTGGTCATTACATTGACGGATGAGTTTAAGGACTTTGGTGAGTTTGGAATTGTGTGTGAATCAACGGCTACTTACTATGAGGATGGTTGTCCATTAGCATTTAGTAAGGGTAGTGCTAGGGTTCATTTTGGTAAGAAGGGTTGTGATGCATCGCAAGAATTTGGTAGTGCGAGTTCATATGCAAGGCGTTATGCTATTTCAGGCTTGCTTCTAGTGAGTGGTGGTGAAGTAGATCCTGATGAGACTGACACTACAGATCTGAATAACGGTGAAGTGGTTGTCAATCCAAAAGTCGTAGGGGATGATCTACTTCTATGATTCAAATCCAAGACCTTTTAGGTCGTTTAACAAAAGTCAAAAAAGTAGGGGAAGGTGAGTGGATCGCTTCCTCCCCTACAAGGAGGGATAGCAATCCATCACTTGCTATTAAACTCACTCATGATCAAAAGATACTGTTAAAAGATTTCGGTGGCTCAAGTGTTGAGCAAATTTGTGATGCTATAGGGATAGGCATACATGATCTATTTCCTGATAACCTCAACAAAGATTACGACAAAAGAATTATTTATCCGTTTAGTTCAAACATTTTAAAAGCATTAAGATTTGAACTAGGCATAGTATTAGTAAGTGGACTCCATATGGTCAAAGATAAAAAACTAACAGAAGAGGATATGGATAGACTTGCCCTCGCAATTGAACGAATTAAGGAAGCCTACGAATTATGTCTAAAATAGAGCAAGGTGCAGAAGCACTAGATAAGTTAAGATTAAAAAGACTCATGGTTAACGATAGTGATCTAGATAATTACGCTAGTCAGGTTGGCTTGGATGAGCACACAACGATTAGAAAACCTAACGACTTTATGGAGGAAACCATAGACTACTTTGAAAGTGGTGGCATGATGCAAGGATCTGCTCTTGGCTTTCCCTTACATCAAGACAAGGCGTTTAGGTTTCAGGATAGGCAAGTAACGGCTTGGAGTGGATTTAACGGTCATGGTAAGTCCATGTTCTTGAATCAAGTCTTGCTACACTTTATCCTAGACGAGAATCAACCATGTCTAATGATCAGTCCTGAGATGTCACCAAAAATGCAATTGGCACGATGGGTTCGGCAGTTTGTAAAGAAGTCACTACCGACTCGTGACGACATCCTACGGTTCTGCGATGAGGTAGACGATAAACTATTCATTTATGATTTTGAAAATGCAGTCGGCAGCACTCGCATAATCAATGCAATTATCTATGCTACGGACAAGTTAAAAGCCAAGCATATTGTTATAGATTCACTCATGAAAATTAGTGATATAGATTCTGAGGATTATGGTAAGCAAAGAGAATTTTTAAATACACTTTGTGCATTAGCCAAATCTCAAGAATGTCATATCCATTTAGTGGCTCATTCTCGTAAGGCATTTGATGAGGATCAACCACCAAACAAAATGGATGTGATGGGTAGTAGTAACCTTATCAACCAATGCGATCAACTCGTAACTGTTTGGCGTAATAAACAAAAAGAAAAAGTTGATCCTGATCTGTTATCAGATGAAGATAAGGACAAGTGGCATAAAAAACCTGATGCAGAAGTTCACATTCAAAAGAACCGTCATGGTGATTTTGAGGGGGTACTGAAGTTTTGGTTTGATTCACCAACATTAACTTATAGGGAAAAGCCATGAAAAACGAGGGTATGAAAGCAGTCTTAAAAACAATTGTAAAAGAATTTGGTAGTGATATACAGTTTCGTGTGAGGTTAAATGACGGAAGGGTATTCAAAACCAAAGATTGGGACAAACTTAACAAGGTCTACACTTATAAAACGAAAATATGAAATTTGACAAATTTGCCGCATTGTCAGACAATTTGGGAAAAACCCACTAAGGCGTTTTGAAAAATTCGGTTGAATATTTGGAGTGGAGGAATAATTATGATTGAATATGCTTTTGTATTGGTAATAAGCACCAATCCAATAGAAGATGATTTTAAATACATAGGTAACTTTGAATCTTGTCATCATGCAGAACTTTATATTTCTTTATACCATCCTGACAAAAGAGCAAGTAAATGTTTGCTGCAACAGTACATTTATTTACCTGAAAACATTATTATAAAAAATATAGATATGCGTAGAGGCACAATAAGATATTATGATGAACATGATATGTGTAAAGTAAGGAGAGATTGTGATGAGTAAAGGTTCAGGGCGTAGACCTTCAAAAGTATCAGATGATAAAGTTCAAGAAGCATGGGAACGTATTTTTAAAACAACAAAAAAATTAAGGGAAAAAGATGGCAAAGATGAGTCCGACACAACTGACACTACGAAAGCTAAAGACAGATGGTTGGACAACACTAGCGATTGTTGAGCATTGGAATCCATTTGCTAGGGTAAGGCAAGATCTCTTTGGCTTCATAGATATATTGGCTATTAATGATGACGGTGAGGTTCTAGCAGTACAGACAACTAGCTACACTAATATAAGTGCTAGGGTAAAGAAGATTGCCGAGAATGAACACATCGGTAGAGTACGCAAAGCTAATTGGCGTATTGAGGTTCATGGTTGGCGTAAGATTAAAAACAGATGGGAGGTTAAGGTGGTTGATGTATCATAAACGACAAGAAGATTTTGAGTTTAAAAAATTAGATGGTACTAAAATCAAGCGAAAAGAATTTATGCAATTAATATTAGATAACATTACAGATCAAAATGTGAATGTGGCAGAAGTTGCAGCATTGGTGCAAATGCACTCAAAGCCTGTAGGTAATATGTTAAGGTATCTAGTAACTCATGAGTATTTAATATCAACTAAAACACAAAGGTATACCTATTATAGAAAACCTAATTATTGTGCTTTAGCTAATATGTTTTACGATAAAGAAGCTATATTAAAGAACTTTAAAATTAAGGGTAAGATTACACGCAAGGCAGAAGACACGCCTAACATATCTTACAGATCAAAACTAAACGATTACTCGTCTAACGCTAGTAGTTGTCATATAACAAATATGGAGGAAGGTTAATGGAACAAAGAAGTCAAGCGTGGTATGAAGCAAGGTTAGGTAAGGTAACTGCATCAGGTGTTACCAACATTATGGGATCTAAAACAAAGGCAGAAGGTTATATGCTACAACTGATAGCCGAAAGATTAACAGGTAATCCTCATGAGATACCCATTACACCTGCGATGCAGCATGGCATGGATACAGAAGATGAAGCTAGAAAAGTTTATGCAAAAAAATTTAGTCCTGTAACCCAAGTAGGTTTTGTAGATCATCCTACAATTCCTATGTCTGGATGTAGTCCAGATGGAATTATTTACGGTGATCGTAATGGATTAATAGAGATTAAGTGCCCTCAACCAAAGGCACATACAGATATATTGTTGACGAAAAAAATTCCTCAACAGTATATTCACCAAATCATGTGGCAGTTAAGCTCGTGTGGTGAAGATAAGGAATATGTGGATTTTGTAAGTTACAATCCATCATTTCCTAATGACCTCAAGATGATAGTTATTAGAAAACCTCGTGATAATGATTATTGGATTCCAATGCTTGAGGAAAAAGTAAAAGCGTTCTTAACGGAAGTTGAGAATAAAATTAAACAACTAAAGGAGCTATAAATTTATGAATCAAGTTTATACAACCAATGATTACAGTAAATTTAAGTTTATAGATGGTAATAGAACTATCAATAAATTACATCTAAATAGATTAAAAAAATCTATGGAAGAAAAATATATTGATGTTCCTATTATTATTAATGAGCATAAAGAAATCATAGATGGACAACATCGTTTTTTGTCTGCATGGGATTTAGGTTTACCCATAAAATACATTCAAATTGATGGTTTGAAATTGCAAGATGTTCATCGTCTTAATACCAATACTAAAAATTGGACAGCCGATTCTTATCTAGAAGGTTTTTGTAAATTAGGGCTGCCTGATTATCTTACTTATAAAGATTTTAAAAATAAGTATGGTTTTGGACACAATGAAACAACTGCATTATTAAAAAATTGCAAAAGATTTCATGGTGGTGGATCAAATGATTTCAAAGACGGAACTTTTAAAATAGTTGATTATAGTTTAGCTATAAAAAACGCAGAAAAAATACACATGGTAAGTAAATACTATGATGGATTTAAAAGAAGAGCATTTGTTTATTGTATGCTTGATTTGTTTGAAAATCCTGATTACAACCATGCTGAATTTTTAAATAAATTATCTTTTCAATCAGTAAAGCTACAAGACTGCACAACAGTTGAGCAATATTTATGCTTAATTGAAGATATTTATAATTTTAAAAGAAATAAGCAAAGTAAAGTAAGATTTTATTAATCATATAAGGAGCTATAAATATGGCAGAACAATACGATAACAAAAACAGATTCGTTCTTTTTAAGAATGATAAGCAAGGCGTTGAAGCAAGACCTGATCTTACAGGTAATGCTACACTAGAAGATGGTACGGAAGTTAGGCTATCTGCTTGGATTCGTGAATCAAAAAATGGAACAAAGTTCTATAGTGGTCAGATACAAGCTAGTGAAAGAAAAGCTACTGAAACTGTAATATCAGTAGATCAAATGGAGGATCAGATCCCCTTTTAAGGGGATCTTTTCTAATTACTTGTTACATACATACATTGTAACTTCAAAGCCGAAACGCATTTCTGCAGCAGTTGGTTTAGTCCACATGGTTAATTCCTTAAAAAAGTTAATCAAGGCTAAATTATACCTTGTATGTATGTATTTTCTTATTGATGAATGTATGAGTTGGAGGTCATGATTTGTATGAGATGTATAATCGCAATTGGTACTTACACCGTAATTATTTTATCTATGTGTTACTATGGGTATGTGAATATTAATACAGACAAACATAATTATGAATGTAAAAAGGGTAAACTGTTTAAAAGTGCTACACCTAACAGTTATGTTTTTATAAAGACATTAAGCGAATGTTTTGATGTTAGAGATGAACCTTTAATTAAGGAGTATAAAAATGATTGAAGAAGTAAAACAACCAAGATGGTATATTAGATTGGGTTTAGAATGTTACGATGTCATTAAATTTATGATTCATAAATTATTGCCTCTTGAAGCAGTATTTATGGCAAACCATATGAAATATGCAGCTAGATTTCTTGAAAAATTTGATGACCCCAAACTACAAGAGCAAGATTTAGATAAAGCCAATGAAACATGGCAGTCTTTTTATAAAGAAGCCA